AATGTATTAATAAATTTTCAATTGTGTAAGACTCTTTCATAATATGTCTTGCATTTTCTGTAATATCTTTACATCGTTTAGGATTATCTTTAACCCATTTTATCTTTTCTGTTAAATCCGACCAATCTAATGCGCATGGCACATATGTTTCGTATGGTATGTAAACATTAGGGTGTGTTATAACTCGACTCATATCAGGTTTAATCATAACACTACCAAATTGAAATATTTCAAAATCTCTAAAACACGGTTCCCCCATTCCAAATGGACTTAATGTTGCTTTAGAACGTCTCATTATATTTGCAAATTCTGGAAATGGTCTTTTATCTTTTTCATATGATATATTAGAGGATTCTTCTAATACTTTCCATGCACCTGTTCTATGTTTGGTATACATTAAATCGTTACGTGTATTATGATCGTAAGATTCTTTATGAAATCCTTGATATATAGCGCACACATCTATGTCCCGCTGTAAATTTGCATTGTCGAAATTTAAATAACCGGGATTATAATATCCAAAATTCCAACCTGTTAGTTTGATGCGGTCATATATATCGTCTGATATAGTATAAGATAAATCTAAATCACTACCGGAGCCAAAGAACCATTTATTAAATGCTGATGGTATTTTGTATTGTTCTTGTGTTGTTTTTGCACTTTTAAATAAAAATTTTGCATTTGATTGTTCAAAGACTTCGTATGATGCCATTAATGATGTAGAATCAGAACCATCAAATAAAAAATAATCTCCTGTTATTTTAGATAAAGATTCTAAACCATCTTCAATACTTTGATTTAATGGTTTATTTTTATCTAAAAAATCTTCCATGCCTACAAATTCAAAATCGTAGCTACCGTCTTCAATAAATTGTATACCAATTTCGTTAAAATATTGGCCGTATAATAAAAAAGGACGAAACGTATGATTATTGCGACCTTTATTCCAATTCGTTAACTTAATCTTTATCATATAGTAGCATAAAATGCATTTTGCTTTTCCTGTCTTTGGATACTTTTATGGTGATATATTGACCATTCTTCTTGTTCTGGTAATGTTACAAAAGTACCATAGCCGCTTAAGATTTCGTGGACCGGGTTTTTCCATCTTATTGAAGGAGTGTTTTTCATAATTCTCATTTGAGGGTCTGGCCAATTAACCCATCCTTTTTCATTTATTCTCCAATGCCATTCATGTATATGTTCGTCAGTAAGACCCTCAACTGTATTTACGCGAGAGACGTAAAAAACGTCGACATTAGAATTTTCTTCTAGTAAACTATGTAAGTTTCCCATTAAATTTTTATGTGGCATTTCATCTGCATCAATATTAAAAATATAATCTCCTTCACACATACTAATCAATTTATTTTTTTGGCCGGCAAAATCATTATTGAGAGATTTATGTCCTACCGTATCAGCATATTTTCCAGCTAATTCTTCCACACCAGCAGTATAACAACTATCATCTAATAGTATTACTATCTCATCTTCCTTATTTTTATTTTCCTTTAAAAAAGGTAATAATTTTTGTAATTCTACTAACTCGACACATGCTAGTATTGCATAACTTATTTTTATTTTGCTCATTGATTATCCTTTATTTTATAATTAAGTATTTTAGTACTCATAATCCCTCCTTTAAAATTAAATGTCCTGTAACTATTCTTTGCTGATGTTGTTATGTATTTACTTATTTTGGTTTCATATATCGATTTGGCACTAGTGTCGAAGCGTATACCGTTAAAACCTTTTTCTGCGAATTTGCGCCTCGTTATCGGGAATGGTTTAATAATTGTTTTTAATACAGTTGGGTTAATTTCGTTTAAATCAAGCGCATGCAAAAATGTTTTATTATCTCCCGGTTCTTTTCTTATATCTAAAACTAAAACATAATAAGTATCGAATAATTTAACATTATCAGGGATATGTTTTCTAGTTTTTTTATATCTGAGCTCGATGAACATCCCACGCTCAATATTAGTTTTATTAATATTCATTTTGGTGTCGAAATATGATGTTTTATATGCGGCTAAATATCCCACGTTAATCTAATTTAACTGCCCCTAATTCGTTTAATGCATTAATAAAATCATGCTGATGGAATGCTTGTGCTAAGTCAACACCCAATCGAGTTTCATAATATTCTCCATCCAGGCCTGGAATTGGATAATTTGATTTCTCGTCTTCGCTTAACTTTACAATAGGTGCAAATTTCCAAGCCCAAGCTTTAACTGTCCCCTCTGGGTATATCATTCCTTTATCTGTACTGATTACCGATGGATACCAGTTTATACTTCTTTCGGTATCGTAAAATTTTAATTCATTAACAATTTGTGGATTTTTTGATTCTGCTTTTTTTGTAAATTCGTTATCCGGTTTAAAATTACTGTTGCTTGTAAATCCACAAGAAGAACATAAGTAATTTGCTAAATCTTGCAATTCCTGTTCAAAACAATTTTTAGAATTACATCTAGGACATTTTATTTTCTTTTCTTGATTCATACCTTATTTAATTTAGGTAATTTAATTTTAGGAACTTCCGATACTCCATTGTCTACCTTCTTTAATTTAGGTAAGTTTAAAGCGACTCGTTCAGGGCCTGTATTTACTTTTTCTTTTATATACGTATTTAATAATTCTGCCATCTTTTCTAATGAAAAATTTGATTTAATATGATGGCTTAGCTTTCTACATCTTTCTTTATATTTTTTGTAATTTTTGTAAACATCTTTTAAAACCTTTCCTGCATAATCTGGATTAACGTAGAACCAACGACTTCCTTCGTTTACGAGACCCTTCATAATTGCAGATTTATGAACGGGCATTAATTGTCCTGGTAATAATATAGAATAATCTGGGTGTAAAAAATCCGTATGGCCGGACCAATTTGTTGTTATAACTGGTTTACCTGATATTGCTGCTTCTGCTAGTGGTCTACCGTAACCTTCGCCTTTAGTAAAACTAACATGAGCTTTAACTTTAGGGTGATTGTAAAGAGCATTCATTTCTTCAGGAGTTAGATCTCCGTGAAGTAAATATACATTGGGATATGAAGGATCTGCTTGGCTTATCGATCGAATTTTATTTAACATATCATCTCTATCCATAATACTAAATCCTGCGCCAGATGATTTTAATATTAAAGCAGGTTGTTTTCGGTGACCTTTAAATGTTTCACAAAAGACTTTAATTAAAGTACCAACATCTTTTCTGTCGTGCCCGAAATGTCCTTGTAGCCAATGACCTACAAATAAAAAACAAAAGTTTTCTTTTACTAAATGCATTTCTTCAACAAACGTTTTTGGAAATCGTTCAATCTTTTTAAAGATATTTAAATCAATTCCTTCAAATAAAACATCTATAGGTTTTTCTAATCTTAATTCGCCTACTTTTTGTTTTGCATTTTCATCCATCTTATCGTAAACAGAATTTTCAAACACTTTCTTCGAATGGTGTGATGATGTTAAAATTAAATTCATTCTGTTACATCCTTCGATCCAAGCAGGGTCGCATATAGTTGTTTCTATTCCTGCTGTCATACCTATATTAAATTTACCGACTGGTTGAAACTCGTTTGGTACTGATACTTGTATAAATACATCTGGTTGTTTGGGTAATGCATTACCCACTAACAATCTTGATATTATTAACGCATCATTAGGGTCGCGTTCATTCAATGCATTTTTTGGACATGCACCCCACGGTAAATCAAATATTCTAATATCCCATTCATCTCCTTTGAGTTTCACTAAAGATCGAATTACATCCCTAATTCTATCCCCATAACCGGATCTTGAACTGGCTGGGCCTTGTATTAAACAAAGTGTTTTATTACTGTCAATCATACGTTAAATATATTATAAATTATTGGTAAATTTTAAATCGTTTTCTTGGTTTAAATTTTTTAAAAGTATTTGTCATATTTTCTAAAAATAATCTCCCCATCATTTCTCCTGTCATTGCTATTTTCGGATTGCTCACAAATTTATGCCCTGCGATTCCAGCGGCTGTTCGTTCGTCTTTTGGTTTTTTATACCATTTATATAACGCGTCACCTAAATCTTCAAACTTAGCTCTGTCGTCAAAGATATATGGAGTTGGTACTGAACCTTGTAAGCTTCTGTTCGATGGAAATATTGGGGTGCACCATTCTCCGTGATTTTTATATCTACCGTCGTGGTTAGAATACCATCCATCTGTACCATATTCTTTAGCTGAAACATACTCTTCATCAATTATAGTTCCTTTTACAACATCTTTTTTAAACCCACATTGGTCTTGTAATCCGCCGGTAACATTAACTATTATAGGAGTTCCCGATCTTAAAGATTCGCATGTTCCTAAACCAAATCCTTCATTAGATGCAATATTAACCGTGACGTCAGCCATATTATAAAATAAATTCATATCATCTGTAGATGCGTTGTGACTAGAAAACATAACGTTACAGTCGGGAGCTACCATTTTTACTACAGCTGGTAAGTCTGTTCCATTTTCATCTACCGGTTGGGTATGCATTAGCAGTAAACATTTAGATTTCTGTTCTGGTGTTAATTGATCGCAAAAATATTTAAATCCTAAGATCACATCACCTGGTTGTTTTCTTCTGATATTCCTGTTATTCCAAAATACTACAAAATCTATATCTTTTCCACCGAATACATCTTTTTTACGAGCTTCTATCCTTGTGATATCTTCTTTTGATGTTAACGGTCGATATCTATGATTAACTCCGTGAGGTATGTAAGCAACATCACGCAAACCTCTATCTTCATCGTTTAACTGATAATTATTTTCTCCTAATACAGATCTGACCAAACCCATTGTTTGTTTAGATATACAGTAAAGAGCGTCACATGATTCATAAAATGGTTTATTCCACATCGGAGGTGGAGCGTCATCCCAAATATTGTAATACATTAACGGAATCGCATTATCACTCGTATTAAATTCAGGTGCCATTTGATATAACCATAACCAAAATCTTGGATCTGTAAAATGCATTATGCCGTTAGGTTTTTCTATATGTAATAACTCTCTAACTATATCAGGATTTCCGTATCCATTTATGGGATATATTTTAACGTAAGGTTCTGGAATTCCTTCTTCCTTTTCAATGTCAGCTGAGATATCAAATATTTTTCCTTCGTCTGGGTGTTTGATTGCACCGCCAAGATTAATCCAGTTAAAATAATGACAAGTTTCTATAATGAATTCTCTTGACATTGTTGCGATACCCGAATGCATTCTCAGGTCATCACCTAGTAAAAGAATAGTCTTTCTTTCATTTTTAGGTAGCACCGGAAATCCGTTTCGTATTGATCCGATAGGAAACTTATGTTCTATTTTTTCTACTTTTTTAAGTTTTGGTAACTTAATTTCGTTCATGTGAAGTTTTTTTAAAATTAATAATTATCGATGGCACTACCAGAGACACACATTATCATCAGCTGCTCTATTTTACCCGAAATTTTGTAACCATTTCGAGCACAATATACTTTAAAAATTTCTTTTATTTTTTTATCAACCTGTACTGTTGTCTTATCATTCATAGCTATTAATAAATATATAGAAAACTATAGAAAACTATAGAATTCTATACTTTTATGTTATAATTATACGTTTTTTATCATGACGTCTCGCTGCCTTGATTGCGCTATTGATACCTGAGGTCTTTTCTCGAGAATCCATAAAGCATATTAACATGTCAGAGTTCTTAACCATCATCTCATTTCGTCTATGTAATTGAGTAACATGATATTCTTTTCCATAATACCCTGGACCTAAGGCTGAATATAAATTATGATTTGTATATGCTGGGTTATATTCAATGTATTGTAATCCTAAATCTAAAGTAAACTTTTTAACGTATCTATCTGTGCCATCTTTAGAGCCACCAGATACAATAACTAAACCCTCACCAAACTTTTCTTTTAATTGAAATATAGTGTCTTTAATCTTTCTTCTATTTTCGTAAGTCCTGGTCCCGGTTATAGCTATAATCATTCTTGGATTCTTTTTTGCAGTGGACATTTTTCATAATCATTCTTCCATTCGCACCATTTGCAATTATTACCTTTTTTACCAGCTACTGCAGGAAATATCGAATTAAGATTATAATTACCTGAATCATCAAAACACTTACTAATAAAATGGTTTATTTCACTTCTTAGTTTATTTCTTGTTGGTTTACCGCTAGCTGGGATGAATTCTTGTATGCGTTTTTGTGGGTATGCAAAATTTTCAATTAACTTCCTTTTACATATAAAATATTTGACGTCAATTTTGTCTTCCGGATATCCATACTGTTCTGCAAAATATGATTTATATAAAACTAGTTGATTTGTTTTATGTTTATCGTTCTTTTCATATTTATTCCACCCGCGAGTTGATGTTTTAATGTCATATACTATTATCTTATCTAAATCAGTATCCATGATAACGATATCAATAAAACCATTCATATATATATTTGGATTCGTTTCAGATGCTGGAGTCATCAATGGCATTTCGATACCTAATAATTTATATCCTTTTGTTGAAAAGTAAGCTCCTCTTTTTTTCTTGAACCAATCTAAAATAGCAACCCCATCTGCATAGAATTCACCTAACTCTTCCGGTGTCGAATAATGCTTACCCATATCTTGAACATTATTTTTATATTCTTTAGATAATTGATCGGCCATCATATTATTTAAATCGATTTCATTTGCTGCTTTAATGCTATCATTAAACATAACAGTTAAGTAATGTTGAAGCGTCTCGTGAAATGCTGTACCGAATGTCGTATGTATAGAATGATGGAACTCTCGCAATCCTAAGGCATAATTTAATTTCCAATGGTGAGGACATTTACTGTATATCGTAAACTGTGACCAGCTGATTGTTTTTACGCCAGGGGGTTTTTCAGTTCTTACGTTAAAATCAAGGAAAGTTTTACTCTGTTTCATCTGGACGTTTTGTTTTACTCATCAAATCTACAAAATTAGGATCTTTTAATGCCCGTTCTGCAAATTCCAAATATTTTGTATGTAATATAGCTTCAATCTTTTTTGCAATTTCAGGGTGTTTATCTTTAAGATCGTCTATAACTGTTCTTTTTGGTAAATCGTAAAAATCTATACTCATATCATCTTCTTTATTTCTTTATCCGAATGCCCAAATTTTTGTAGTATTGCAATTATATCATCTTTCGAAAGAATACTTAAATAATCTTCTAATTCTCGATAACTAACTTCAAAATATATTTTAAGTCGTTCTAATAAATCTGGACTGTATTTTGCTTTTTTTGATCCTTTAATATATCCAAAAAATCCTTTTTTCTTAGGTAATATATTTTTATATATATTGTAGATTTCTTTATTTTTTAGTTGTCCATTTGTATATTGCTGTATTTCGTTAACAATATCTATATAATCCATATTCATAGAAAGAAATCTGTTTACCATATACACTGAAAAGGATTTTTTATCCATTTCAGATAAAGTATTCCAGTCTTTTTTAGAATATGAAATATTATTTAAATGATCAAATAAAGTTGCTTGTTTTTTCACTTAAAATGATTTAGGTAAAAATTCCTTTTCGATAAATCCACATTCCGTGCATCTAAATGTTTGTATTGGTATCATTGATTCTTGCCCGGTCGGTGATACTAAAGCCGACATTTTCTTGAATGCAAATACTGTTTCAAAATATCTGCAGCTGCAATTTGAACATTCAAAATCGGTTGCCTTACTTAAATCAAACTGAGATGCCCCTGGTTGATCTTGACTTAAATCACTTCCATCTAAACTTTTAATCTTTGCCATAATTATTTACTCTTTTATGTTTACTAATAATTTTACTATTAATGCCATTATATTGATTTCTTGATCGACTACGAACGATGCCTTATATTGATATTCTGCTATATCTAAAATAGATACTTCTGAATCTTCGAAAAGGATATCCGCATCATCATATAATGCTCTAAATAAATACTGAAAATCTTTTATTTGATTATCAGCAATATATTTTCTGATACTTTTAAACCGGTCTTTTATACTTATTTTCGATTTTAAAAGATCGATTATTTTTGATGTGTAGTTTGTTTCAATTAAACTTATATCATCTAGTTTTAATATACCACCGTCAGATAAACGCTGGGCTGAATTTATTATTCTTCTTATATCCGGATAACTAGAATTAACTAAAGTAACTATATCTGCATTGTCGTGTACAATCGATTCTTCTTTAAATATTTTAATTAAGTGTTTAGCTACATCCGCTTTACTTGGTGGATTGATATTAAATAATTGACATCTACTCTGTATTGGGTCTATGATTTTTTCAACGTAATTGCACGTTAATATAAATCTTGTTGTCATTGAAAACGTTTCCATTAGATTCCGTAAGGCCGCCTGAGCATTTGGTGTTAAATATTCTGCTTCGTCTAATATTATAATTTTTAGTGGATTAAATCCAACAGATGATGCTGCGCTCTTAATCTTCTCTCTAACGGTATCTACATTATTTTCATCAGATGCATTTATGTAAATATAATCGCATTCTATATTCTTAATCAACAGTTTAGCTAACGTCGTTTTCCCACAACCAGCACCGCCGTATAATAACAGATGTGGTATGTCTTGTTTGTCTATGTAAGACTGTATTGTATTGTGCATTAGAGTGGTGCATATGTAGTTATCTATCGAACTAGGCCTATGTGCTTCTACCCATAATGTATTTGCTTGTCTAGTAATCATTAATTATTAGCATTTGATGCAATTAAAAAATATTCAGATAAATAATTATCATCTTTGAATGTAATCGTTAATAAACCTTTGCTGGTTACCTTCATTTTAGCCTCTTTGAAATCCTTGTTTGCTACTAAAAGTTCTCTAAATATTTTAGACGAAAATGATGTTGGCTCTAAATCACCGCTAAGAGCATCTATTTCAACTTTAAACTTAATTCTACTTGTGTTAATATTTGCGTTGTACCCAAATATTACATTTAAACCAGTACCGTTACTTTCTAACGTAAAATATTCAGAATCTACTATTATATTATTTGACTTTAAAAATCTATCGACGAAATCTTTATCTATATTTAACGTAACTTCGAAATCAGGAATTGCTTTTAATTTAGGAACCATAGGTATAACTGCTAAATCAGCTAAAATATAATTAACATCGGTTACATTATCATTTAGATTTATAGACGTTGCGATTTCGTTATTTTTATTGACTGATATATTAACGTCTTCATCCATAATACTAACAAATCTATTAAATTGAGTTAGATTGTAAAGTCCGTATTCGCCGGGTTCAATATCAATATCTTTATGAGTAACTTTCCCAATTAGGATTTTTTGATCATTAACAATATCAGTTACCGCTTTACCATTTTCTGTTTTTAATTTTACAGAATCTACAGCTCCACCTAAATGAAACTTCGAAATAAAATTTTGCAAATCTTGCTTTTTCATTTATTTTTTAATTTTTAAAATTCAAAAAATACACCTGTTAGATGTGATTCTGGGACCTTTCCCCATTTTAATGATTCGTAAAAATCATTTAATTTAGTCTTTAGCTCTCTTTCAAAGATTTTATTATAATCTATATGCTTCTTAATAAAATCTAAAACTTCGGGTGGGTCATCATATCCTTTAAATGCTATAATATGTGATTTATATTTATTATCTTTTAAATAAACCCATTTAATTTTATCACCACTTCTAATACCTTCATACTGTTTATGTAAATTATTTAATCTTAAAAAATCGTTATAAAACAATGCGGCTTTTACATGAACTGGTGCCCCTAATTCATATTCTGATTTTGTAGTTGCTGTAAGTTGGCTATAGTCTAATTTAGATTGTTTAGATTTTAAATTCATGGTATATTTACTTAACCCTTTAACCCCTGTCGGTTTAGCTATAGAATTAATATCGAACGTTTCCAGTTTCTTTTTAAAATCTAAAACTTTATTATCTAAATATGCGTTATTTTTTCCTGATAAAATATCTGTTAATACTTGATTCATAAAATTCTTAAATACTGCGGGATAGTTAGATCTTATTACATCTAATCCTTTAATATCTATCTTATCGACCTCAACACCCTCTGCATTAATAATCCATTGCGCGTATCTTTTTTTAGCAATCCATATCCCTGCTTTGGCTACCATCTCCTGCTTAATCTCAAATTTATGAGAATCTATATTATGAAATTTTCTTGCGTAACCTGTATACCAATTATTAATATTAGATTGTATAAAATCTGCTATCTTCAATGTTGCGTTTACCATTTCTTCATCAGATAGCTCTTTATTTTTAAATTGATGTTTAATTAATGGTTCGCTCGAAAAGAAATTAGAGTCTGTATCAACGTAAATACAGTAATCTTTTTCTTCGTTCGTAATATTTCTATATAACTCATTTCCGCGGGCTGAAGTATTCTTAATTAATTGCTGTCCTGATAATGTTATAGCTTCTGCGTTATCTATATCAAAGAATCTAAATGTCGGTAATCCTAGTGCACCGTACATTGAATTAAGAAGTACTTTTTGAATATATTGTTTATCTTTATAAAATTGATATAATTTTTTATAGTCTGGATTTTCATTTTCATTCATTAATTTACCGTATTTCTTCATTAGATTTTTTGAATCAACTCTTTCTTTAAACCAATTTTCTAATATGGCCGGTATCAGGCCTTTTTTATTTAAATCGTATAAGGCTCCGTTTGCTGCGATAGAATAATTCTTTTCTTTTATAAAATTATAAAATTCTTTTGATGTGAATTTTTCTATTTTAAAACTTCCTAATAACAAAACATTATTTTTAAGACTTTCGCTTATTTTTTTCTTTTCTTTTTTATCTACAGACGTTTTTAATTTATTTTTGAATCCAGCAATTCTATCTTTTACGGAACTAACTTTTTCATACTTATAATCAAATTTATTTATATTTTCTAAAACATAAACTTTATCAGAATCTTTTTTCTTATTTAGATAATCTAAGAATCCTTCAGCTGAAAAATTTCTTTTTAAGTAGTTACCTAAAACGACTTCATACTCTTTGTCTGCATCTTGATCTACGTATTCATTATTTCCTATATTCCAATTTTTAACACGCCCTACTTTAGTCTCAAATGAAATATTTAAGCTCATAATGATACTAGGGTATAAGCTTGTTAAATCTAAATCATATACCCATTTATATAAACCTGGATTTGGTTCCTTTACATATGCTCCTGCATATTTTACATCACCAACTTCATCTTTAGATTTATACTCTTTATCTTTTGTAATTAAATTTAATTGTTTAGTATATGTCAAAATTGCACCTTCTAGGAATCTAGATGAGAATATCGCCTTTTCATGTGGAATATGACCTTTGTGACTGATACCAACAGCTAAATCTATAAACTTTAACTTATCCTCTAATTGTTTAACTATCTCAACATCATTTAAGTTATATTGAATAAATTTATTAATATCATTTTTATATAAGTCGTCTAAAGTTCCCTCATATTCTATCTTTCCAAGACCAACTTCGTGTTTACCAATCGCATCTAATCTATATGATGGTTGTTGTATAAAAGTGTATTTTTTATATAATGCTACGTAATCTAAACAACTAACACCTGCAATATCATATCTATTACCATTTTTATTCCATTTTACTTTACATATGGGGCTTAATTTATTGGCCCATTCGTTTCCTAATAAATAACGACTTCTTGCGAACAA